AGAAGCAGTTATCCGGCGGGCAGGGACCGCGGTCGGAAAAACAATTTGAATGGACTCGTACCGCGCCAGTAGCGCCGAAAAGTCAGCTTCCTTCTTGAACACAGGATTTGAAGGAAGGCGAAGGAGCGCATTACTGAAAAGCCCGGTGCATCGTCGCCGGGCTTTTTGGAATGCCTGCCCTCCAGCTTGCAGATCGAACCTGTCTGCAGATTCATCGCTTGACCCGCCCACAACGGAAGTTGCCGGCAGACATCAAAAAGGCATTGCAGATGTTGAAAGATTGCAGATGTGGAAAGTGCAAAAGACTGCTCGCCCGAATGGGTGAGTACACAGAGTTCCAGATCAAATGTTCCCGATGTGGAACATTGAATCATGTGAGGGCCAGGAGCCCCGAACGATCGCCTGTGAGCGACTTGAGTGCTGCATCGCCAGCACACCCTGATCAATCCACTCATAGGTAGAGAAATGAACACTTTGAAGAAATACGCAGCACCGTTTCTGATCGCTGCTGCACTGCTGGGTAATGGCGGTAGCGCGGTTGCCGCTAACCTGTTGGTCAACGGCAGCTTTGAGCAGCCCGGCTGCAGCGGCAGCTGCATTCTGGACACCCCGGCGAAAGCCAATTTCATCACCGGTTGGACGACGTTTCTGTCCGGTGCCGAATACTTCAACATGCCGGCTTCGATCGGTGGTTCCGCGGCAGCGGACGGCGTGGTGATCGTTGACCTGGCCAACTACGTTTACGGCAATGGGGGGGGGATTCAGCAGAACTTCGCCACCACCGTGGGCGCCAAGTACCGATTGACCTTCAGCGCGGGTAACTCGCGTTACGCCAGCCGCTCCGGTGATGGTCTCATTCAAGTGAAAGTGGCCGGCCAGACCGCCACCTTTAACACACCGTCCGCCAAAGGCGTCGCGGTTGAGTGGAACACCATCACTTACGAATTCACTGCAATCACTCCACAGACGACGTTGGCGTTTTTCAACGAGCAGAATCCGTATGCCAACTTTGCCTTTATCGACAACGTCATTGTTGAGCGTCTGTAACTCCGACCGCCGTGGATCCACGGCGTTTTATCCAAGCGTGAAAGGCGACACCGTTACGGTGTCGCATCCTCACAACCCCCTTATTCATCAACGCTCTCAGGAGGCGTGACATGACAACCGAGCAACAAGCATTGGCCGATATGCCAATCTGGCTGGTCATCCTCCTCGCCGTAGTGGGCGGAGTGTCCGGCGAAATGTGGCGCGCCGACAAGGAGGGCGCACGTGGCTGGCCGCTGCTGCGCCGTCTGGCCTTGCGCTCCGGCGCCTGCATGATCTGCGGTGTGTCGGCGATCATGCTGCTGTATGCCGCTGGCATGTCGATCTGGGCGGCTGGCGCGTTTGGTTGCCTGACAGCGATGGCTGGCGCCGACGTCGCCATCGGCTTGTACGAGCGCTGGGCCGCGAAGCGCATCGGCGTCTGCGAAGTCCCGCCTCGCGACCAACCTTAACCGTATTAATTCTCCGTGCCGCCATTTTGGCGGCAGGGCTGCGCGTGGACGCTCGAAAAGGAGGTCATGTATGCCCACACCGATCCAGCAGCCGTCGCAACTGTTCACAGCCATCGCGACGACACTGCGCAACACTGCCGGTCTCAACCTCAATGTAGGCAATCACGATGATTTCACTGCCGCGGGCGATCAAGCCTGGGTGTTGATCGACTTCGATCGCAATGCAAGCGGAGTGCGCGCCGCTGATGGGCGCATAGCTCATGTCATGACGGTGTCCCTGCAAGTCATCCCGGCCCTTGCCGCCAGCGCATTCGCGGCGTGCGATCTGATCGCTGTGTTGAAAAACCTGATCACCGACAACGCTTGGAACTTGCCCGGCGACCAGTGCGATCTGCCAATGAACATCGATGGCTTGCCGTCATTGCTCATCCGCGCCGACCAGCAATACAAGGCCTGGACCCTGACGTTCAACCAGACCCTCTACCTCGGCCCGACCTTGCTCGATGATCCGCTGGGTACGCCGAAATTCGCTCGCACCTGGGAAGTCAGCAACATCGACGACCCCGACCAGTACACCGCGCTGGAGACCTGACCAATGTTCGACGCATTACTGCGCATGCAACTGGGTCCGATCATCGAGCGCCTGGCCGAAATGGAAGCCGAAATCGACGACCTGCACCGCCGCGCCGAAAGCTTCTGCCGCATCGGCATTTGCCAGACAGTCGACGCTGCGAGCAACACCTGTCAGGTCAGTCACGGTGGCTTGCTCACGCCAGCCATCAAGTTTTTCAATCCGAGTGCCGGTGCGCAGAGTGAGTCGCGGATTCCGACCGTGGGTGAGCAGTGTCTGTTGTTCAACTACGGCAGCGGCGAAAGCGGCGCACAGAGCGTGGCGTTGTTCGGCTTGAACAGCGACCGCTTTCCGCCAGCCTCCACCGTGCCGACGCTGACCCGTCGAGTACATCAGGACGGCAGCGAAAGCGGTTACGACGACGCCTCGCACACTCTGCACTGGCAAAACGGCCCGGCAGCCTTCAGCGGTTCACGCGATTCGCTGGAGCTGAGCATCGGCCTGGCCCGGTTAGCGATGACACCCCAACTGATCACCCTGCAACTCGGTGCCGTCGGCCTGACTATCGACGCCTCGGGCGTGCACTTCAGCGGCCCATTGGTCGATCACCAGGGCCGCGTTATCAGCCCCTGATTCAAGAGCCTCCCATGATCGGAATCGATAGAGACAGCGGGGCCACGGTCGACGACTGGCTGCAGTTTGTGCAGCGCGCGACCCGGGCCCTGACTACGCCGCTGGGCACCCGGCAAAAACGGCCCCTGTATGGCTCGTTGATCCCCTCGCTGCTGGGGCAGAACCTCGGTGACGACGTTCTGCTTCTGGCCCAGAGCCACGCGGCGCAAGCGTTCTATAACGCGCAGAACGGGATCAGCGATTTTCAGCCGCAAGTGATCGTCGCCAGTCGTCAGGGCGCCGGCCTGTTATTGCGTTTCGCCGGCACCTGGAAAAACCGTCAACAAACCTTCGAGGTCGTGACATGAGCATGTTGATCCCCGGTCAGAATCAATTGGCCGAACCCGCGCTGATCACCGTTGAAGCCTTCGAAGATCTGCTCTCCGAGTTCAAGGCTTTCGTCATCGAATACGTCGGAGCGCGCTCGCCAGAAAGTGCCGCGAAACTCAAGACCAGTCTGGAAAACGAGAGCGAACTGCTGACGCTTGCGCTTGAAGCTTTCTGTGTCCGGCTGCAAACCCACGAGCGCAAATACAACGCTCGCATCAAACAGATGCTGGCGTGGTGGGCGACGGGGAGCAACCTCGATGCGCGGCTGGCGGACATGGGCCTTGAGCGGCAGTTGCTCGATCCCGGCGATCCGGCGGCATTCCCGCCGGTGCCGGCGATTTATGAAAGCGACGACGACGCTCGCTTGCGTTATTACCTGGCGCCCCATGCGCCGGCAGCAGGTTCGCGGATGCAGTATCGCCGCGAAGTTTTCACCCTCGGCGAGCGTCCGACGGTGCAGGTCGAATCCACCGAGGCAGGTGTGGTGAATGTCACTTACACCTTCAACCCGGACGGCCTCGCTGCGCAGGTCAAGGATGGCAACGGGCGGCGCACGGCACCGGGCGAAGTGCAGGTCACTGTGCTGTCCCGCGACGGTGATGGCACGCCTTCCACGACATTACTTGACGGTGTTCGTCAGCACTTCGCGCGACCGGATGTACGACCGGAAACGGACCTCGTCACCGTCAAGGCTGCTGACATTCAGCGCTACAAGATTCGCGTTGTCGCGAAGATCAATTCCGGCCCCGATTCGGGCCTGACCAAAGTCGCCGCGCAAGCGCAGTTGCAGGCTTACGCCGACAGTTGCCATCGCCTCGAAGGCCGGGTCGATCCGAGCTGGATCGACTACACGCTGCACAGCGCCGGTGCCGTGCAACTGCAGATTCTTGAACCGCTGGCGCCGATCGTGACCACGGCGTTTCAAGCGCCGTATTGCACGGCGGTCGAGGTCGAGGTGCTGACGCTATGAGTGATAAAACCCAGCGCCCGACGCTGCTCCCGGCGAATAGTTCGGCACTTGAACGAGGTCTGGATCTGGGCTTTGGTGCATTGCTCGATCGCATCGCGCCACCGTTTCCTGAACTGATGAACCCCGCAGAAACCCCGGTCGCCTTTCTGCCGTATCTGGCAGCTGATCGCGGTGTGGCTGAATGGAGCACCGCTGCGCCGGAGGCGGAAAAGCGCCTGACTGTCGAACTCGCCTGGCCCACCGCGCGCCAGGCCGGCACTCGCAAGGCACTGGAAAACGCCGCCAAGGGTTTGCAGTTAAGACCCGAGATTCGCGCCTGGTACGAACAGACGCCGCCCGGCGCGCCTTACAGTTTTTCTGTACGAGCCTTCAGCGAACAACCCTACAGCGAAGAAATCGACGCCCGTCTCGATCGACGTCTGGCTGATGCCAAGAGCGAGCGCGATGTGCTGACGGTCTCCGTTGGCTTGAGCGCTTTCGGCAATCACGTCATCGCCGCCGCGACGTTTTGCGGCGAACTGACCACGGTTTATCCGGTGTTCATCGAAGGGCTGGAAACCTCGGGAGAGGCGTTCATGGCTGCCGGTATGTACACCGTCGAAACATCCACAATTTATCCTCAGGGGGCCTGAATGGCTGACTATTACACCCTGCTCACCAACGCAGGGATTGCCTACGAAACGGCGTGCAAGGCCGCGGGCACGCCGATCAAGTTGACGCAGA